ATGCGTGGCAAAGTCATGGAAAGTCTCCAGCTCCGCAATTTTCAAAGTAAGGAATTCCGAGGTTTTCATTCGTACTTTTTCATAACAACGCCGTCGAAATGGAGCTCGTCCTTGCTAATAAATACGGATTTTTCCCCGGCAATTACGCAATTAGGGAAACCACCGTCCCATTCCGAAATTATAGATACAGACACCCGGTGCACGGAATCCATAAGCATCTGAACCACCTCCCGGTCGGAGGTAAACCGGACGCCCTGAAAAACGCTGCGCCCGTTGATTTGAAAAGCCAAACCGGCGTAAGAGTAACCGATAACCGGCGCCACCTTTGGCAGCGTATCGGTTTTGGAACAGGAAAAAGAAACGATACAAAGCGCCAAAAGCGCAAAAATTGATTTTCTCATAGCATATAAAAATAAAGCCCCGACAACAGCGCCGGGGCGGGTAAATACTATTTATTTCTAAGGTAGGCCACAGGATTAGGAATATAGCCACGCGCAGCACAGCACTTGAGATATTCACCATGCCCGCCTTTTCCTACCAGATCAGCTCGGCCAAAGTAATAATCGCCATTGATACAGCAGGCCACATAAACCCGGTTTGACCGGCGCTCAGAGATAACAGAACCAGACTCGTCGACGACACGATAATGGAATTTTGTAGCCTTACTTCCGGTTTCGGATACTTCAAGAAAGTAGTTCATGATTGAGGATATAAAGGGTTAAGAAATAACAATCTAAGAATCAAGTCGGACGCGTACATCATAAGAAAACATATCCAGATTCCAATTCATGCGATTAGCAACAAAACCGGCCAGACGCCAAGCCATAGCCAAGTCAGTCACACCTGCAAGTCGGTAGGTTTCCCCCAAGATAGTATTAGTATAAACAGCTGTAAAAATTTCCATAAAAGCGGTTTTTTGAACCCGAGTTTATTCCCAAAAAGCATACCCCAAAAATACGTTAAACCGTACACCGGTGCAAATCATAACATGTTTATCTTCATTGTGATATATGATTTAGAAAGAATTTAAATTAAAAATAAGCTAAAAAATAAATGATTGTAATATAATCACATTTAAAATCGGCTAATTTTGAAGCATATAAACTTTAACAAACAAAAAAAGGGTATGAAAAACACAATCAAGGAAGCGCTGAAAAACAAGTATAAAAACATGGGTTTTGGCGATAAGGCGTTTGATGGGGCCGCAGAATACCTGGCAACATTGATCGAAAACGACACCGAGGTCGAAACAGCGGTCGCGGGCGTCGAAAATCTACTAAAGGCATTCCAGGCCGACAGCGACAAGGTACGAACCGAAAAAACGAACCTCGAGAAAAAGCTGGCAGAATTGGAAGGCAAAAACCCAGATGCTGCTTCGGCAGCAGCAGCAGCCGAAGCAGCAAAAAAAGCAGCCGCCGACGAAACACCGGCATGGGCCAAGTCCATAATCGACCAGAACAAAGAGCTGGCCGCGAAATTGGCAGCCATTGAAGGTGACAAGGTGGCGAACACCCGTAAACAGCAACTAACAGTGGCAATGGAGAAGGCCCCGGCCAAGCTCCGCGAACGATACGAGAAAGACCTGTCCCGGATGAATTTTGAAAGCGACGAGGCTTACGCCGAATGGCTGACAGAAGTAAAAACGGACACCGAAGCCTTTGTCGCCGAAGCCACGCAAAGAGGGGCGGTTTTTGGGAGGCCAATGGGAACCGGAGGCGGAACCACCCCGGAAAAACCAACCCCGGAAGTGGAGGCCCGCATTAAAGCGAGAGAGGCAGAAACGGCAGCCCCTGCCATTTTAGGGCTACCAAAATAAACCCATAAATCGAAATGAACGTAAACTTTTTTGAAGTAAGCCCGGACTCCGTAACCCCGGTTATTTTCGAGCAGATACTCGGAGAGAAACCAGGAGGTGCCATCGTCGGTAATCCAGCATGGGACGTACTCCCCGGGACAGCGGTCGGCCCAAACGGCTCGAGTGTTTTTACCCCAATTAAGGCATATCGCCTTACTAAAGCCGTCGCAAGCGGCGACACAACCATCGAAATCGCCAAAGGTTCAGGAGTAGCAGTAGGCGACGCAATCGGAAATGGAACAAAGGCGGTCGCCTGCACTGCAGTAGATACGACCACATACGCCACAAAGGACGTTGTCACCGTTTCCTTGGCTTTGACCATCGCAATCGGTACGGTTTTATACCAAGCCGCAGCAGCAAGCGCATCCGCAGCGGTTCCCATCTACACACCTAAATATTTGACAGGTGCATACGTATTCGCAGGCAAAGGCGACCAGGTAATAAAGCTGGTGAATTTCGCCAACGTAAGAAAAGAAACGGTCAATGCTTCCCTGGAAGTTTTGGCCCTAATACCAACCATTAAAGCCGTATAATCATGCTAAAGCCACTTTTTGACCTCGACCAGACCAACATGCAGGCCGAGGTAAACAGCTACAAACCAGGCAACGGCCTTGTTTGGTCAAAGCTATTCCCCCTGAAATTCACCCCACGATTTGACCTAAAAGGAATCGAGGGCAATGACGGAATCCCCGTCTCTGCCGACAGGGTCGCCTTCAATACAAAGGCCCCGCTGAAAACCCGCAAAACCGTAGGCTCCTGGAGCGGAAAGTTGGGTAAAATCGCCATTTCAAAACAGAAGGGCGAAGAGGAAATCAATGATTATAAGGATTTGAAGGTAATCAGCGCAAACAACCAGCTCGACAAGGCGACAGCGCAATACTTGGTCGATATGGTATACAACGACGTCCAGGCGGTAAACGACGGAACCGATTACAAGATCGAGATCGACGCGCTCCGCATTGGATGCAGTGGCAAGCAAACATTCCCGGCCAGCATTGAGGGCGAAATGGCAACTGCTGACGAGATCAACTTCAATGTACCAGCCGCCAATTTCGTCGGAGTAACCACGCTGTGGAGCAACGCAGCCAGCGCCGACGGGATCGGCGACATTGTAAAGCAGCAAAAATCGATTGCCAAATTGGGACTAAAAAAACCGATGTACGCAATTTTGGAGGCCTCCACCTTTGAACTTTTGCTCGCCCAGGTAGCCACTACCAAGAGGGTGGCCAGCGTACTAATCAACGTAAGCGGGCTCACCAGCACCGAGGTGCTGAGTGTTGACAACGTAAACGCCTACATGAAGGCCAAAGGATATCCGCAGTTTTTGGTTATCGACTCCTACGCAACCATCGAAGCGAAGGACGGAACCCAGACCACTATCAAGCCGTGGAACGAAAAAGTAGTCACGCTGGCCCCAACCCCACAGCTGGGTTACACATACTACAAACCCGTCCCATTGATTGACAACACAGCTGCGCTGCAAGTACAAGGGGCTTACGCCAAAACAACCGTATACAGCGAATTGAACCCGCTGCTTGAGGTAACAATGGCCGAAGCATACGTACAGGCCGGTTTGATCAACCGCGCCTCGCTGGTATTCATGAATACCACCAACGCAAGCGGCTGGAACGGCGGCAACTAATAGCGAAGCGAAGTGACAATCCTCGAAGCAATAAAAGCCGTTTCATCATACCCGATCCCGCTGCGAACGATTACCCGGTTCGCAGCGGCCAGGGATTTGAACGTAAATGCGGAAGTAAACAGCGAAACGCTGGCCTCCCGAGAATTCCAATTTGCAGAGGCGGACGTCATGATGTGGCTAACAAAGGCCCCGATAGTAACTGAGGGCGGCGTCACCATAACACTGAGCGCAGAAGAGAAATCGCGACTATTGGCCGACGCCTCCGAGGTATACGCGGAGCTGGGCACGAGGGAAAGGCTTTACGGATATAAAGGTGAGGATTTATGACCAACGGGACGCTGCAATACAAAAGCAAAACAGGTGGCGGAACAAACCCAACAACGGGCGATCCGATACCGGTAACAGGAGCGTGGAGCGATTGTATAGACTGCTTTATACAAACGAACCACCACAACACCAAAGGCAGATACATAGATGGAAAATTCGAAATAGTCGATTACACGATACTAATCGAAACACAGCCATTTGATGCCGACCGGGTGCTGCTGATAACCGACAAAGGAAAGACGCTGGGAGAATTCCAAGTCCAGAATGTCGAGTTTTTGGATGCAGTAGGACGGGTCAAAATAACGATCGCAAATGGCCATTAAACAAGTAACACCGATGGCGGCAATAGAGCAGCACCTGGCGCTTGAAATACAACGTAGGAAAGACGCGATTCTATACGCCTTCAAGTACGTAGGCGAGCGCTGCATCAACGAAGCGCGAACCAACGGCAGTTACAAAGACCGCACCGGAAATCTAAGAAGCTCGATCGGATACCTAATCCTACAGGACGGAGCCGTTCACACCGCCTCGGCCTTTGATGGCAACGAGGGAGGACAAACCGGCAAAGCCCTAATAAACAAATTGGTCGCCGAATTCCCGCAAGGAATAGCGCTCGTAGTTGTAGCAGGCATGAAATACGCCGCCGCGGTAGAAGCGCGCAATTTTAACGTTTTAACCAGCGCCGAATTGCTGGCCGAACAGCAAGTCCCAACACTTTTAAAAACGCTCGGATTCACCAAATGACAAAGACGGCGGACGAAGTAGAAAGCGATTTATTCGCGCTAATAAGCAGCAGCGCACTAAAGCAGGCCATCAAAGGGTCAGTCTACAAAGACGGAACCAGGCCAATCAACGCAACCACCGAGGACGCGGTTATTACATTCGTGGCAGGGCTCGACGACCAAATACAAACCGGAGCCATTAACCTAAACGTCTACGTCCCCGACATAGACAACGGAACCGGGACATTGGTCAAAAATACAGCCCGCTGCCGGGCTTTGGGTATCTTGGTAAACCAGATTGTAAAAGCAACTACCCCAGGGAACTACTATTGGTCGCTTGGCGGAACCATACAAACATTCCCAGCCGACCAGATAGGCCAGCACTTTGTAAACGCAAAAATCAAATTTCAGTTAGCAACCTTTTAAAAACTAATAAGATGGCAGTATTATCATGGGGTAAACCCACAGTCGAAATCGGAGTATCCACTGGAGCCGCAGCAACGACCTTCACCTCCCTTCCCGATATTAAGGAAGGCACGGCCAAGTTGACCACGACACCAGGGAACACACTCAAGGCAACCGCAGAAGGCGGTGCACTTATTGACGTCCGCAAAAACGTAAACAGCAGCGTTTTTGAATGCGAAATTTTCGTAAAGAAAGGCGCCACAAAACCCATTGCAGACGCCGATGGCGTAATCCTAACCAACCACACCCTGCGGTTAACCCCGGAGGACGTAACTCTGGAGGGATTCATAATGGATTATACCAGTGTTTCAGTAGTTGAGACATGGAGCTCGCAGGACGGCAAGATTTGGAAGTACACCTTCGAAGGATTGAAGCCGACCACCGGAAACATATTGAAACCATACACGAAACCGTAAAAGTAAGCCCGGCCATCACCGGGCCCTTTTAGTTTTTGATTGGAAGAGAGAAGCACAGAAAAGGCCGGGGAAAGCCCGGCCACCGGTACACACAACCCACACACGACATGCATGAAAAAGACAACAGAATCCAGGGTCGCCGACACCATACTCGAGCGCACTCAGGAAATAAAACTAAACGGTCAAACATACCAAGTGGCCCCACCAACAACAGCGACACTTATCCTTGTAAGTGAGCTGGTCGCGACCCTACCAGCGGTCAAACTTGACCCGGGAAACGTATTCTCCGAAACCATACTGATCGCCCCCGAATGCAAGCCGCTGGGCGAAATAGTGGCCGTTTTGATATTAGGCGCCAAAAACATAAAGCAAACCAAAACCGTCGTAAAAAGGCGTTTTTTTGGCCTAATCACGGAAACCACAGAAGTGACCATCGACAAACAGGCGGAGCTCGCCCACACCATACTAAACGAGCTGTCCCCCCGGGAACTATACGAGTTAACAACCCAG